ATCATCAATCAAACTCCTGATGGTAGTGCATTGAAAAGGAACTACATGCCAGTTCCTTATAACATATCATTCCAACTTTCTATTATGACAAAGTTGAATGATGATATGCTTCAGATTATTGAACAGATACTTCCATATTTCCAACCTGCTTATAACCTTTCTATAAACTTCCTTGGAAATCTGAAAGAGAAAAGAGATATTCCTATTCAATTAGATTCCATTCAAATGGATGATGATTATGAAGGTAATTTTGATACAAGAAGAGCACTTATTTACACACTAAACTTTACAGCAAAAGTATATCTGTTTGGTCCTATCTCTGATATCACTGGAGATATCATCAAGAAGGTATCTGTTGGATTTGTTGCTGGAGAAAGAGGTGGCACTGCTGCTACAAGAGATCTTACCTATCAAGTTGTTCCAAGAGCAACAAAAGATTATGATGGTAGTGTAGTGACTAACCTTGCTGAAAACGTTGACCTCACAGAAACAGTCATTACTGTTAATGATGGAAGTGCAGTGACCGCACAAACATACATTTATGTTGGGGATGAAGAAATGTATGTTGAATCTATTTCTGGAAATGACCTCACTGTAAGGAGAGCACAAGACAACACAACCCCACAAAACCATGTATCTGGTGCTGAGGTTAAGAGTATCACTGCTGCAGATAACAATCTCATTGAGTTTGGTGATAACTTTGGATTTGATGGAACCACTTTTTGAGGATTGAAAAATGAAGGAAAAGTATGATAAACTTAATGAAACATTTGACATTCAACCAACAGAGGTTGAAGTGGAGGTCCAAAAGCATGATATCGAGAATAAGATTGAAAAAGTCAGGTCAAGTAGTGAAGACATTCGTAAGGACTACGAATATACAAGGGGTAATTTATATTCGATCATTGAAAAAGGACAAGAAGCAATTAATGGTATCTTAGAACTTGCACAAGAAAGTGAAATGCCCAGAGCATATGAAGTTGCAGGTCAACTTATTAAAAATGTTTCTGATGCTACTGATAAATTGATGGATCTTCAGAAAAAACTCAAAGATGTAACTGAAGATAAGGAAGTAAAGGGACCAACAACAGTGAACAATGCTCTTTTTGTTGGTTCTACTGCTGAACTTCAGAAACTTCTAAAAAAATCAGCCACAGACATAAATAGTTAAAAAGTCCCAGACATGGCAGTCAATCCAGTAATCAATATAACCATTCCACAAGGTTCAGATTTTTCAGAAGTTTTTGTATCCACAGAAACTGATGGTTCTGCATCCAATCTTGCTGGGTATACTGGTGCTGCTAAGATCAAAAAACATCCTGGATCAGATACTTCAAGTTCATTTACAGTTAGTATCACAGCATCTACTGGTGAAGTTTCTATTGCAATGACTTCTGGCAGAACTGTTGCTTTGGATCCAGGTAGATACTATTATGATGTAAGATTGACTTCAGGAAGTGGAGCGGTTTCCAGATTAGTTGAAGGGATGGCATTTGTAACTGCAGGAATTACCACCTAAGTAAAATGGCAGTAGTCAAAAAGGCACAGTCCATTTCAAATATTGCTAAGAAAAAAGCAATACGGAAAGTAGCAACTCAATCAGTAAGACAACCGTCAATTGTGACTGAGATGGGTGATGTTAACTTTGGAACTTTAACTGAAGCAAATGATGGACAGATTGTTTCATATGATGCAGCAACAGATAAGTTTATTTTGATTACTGCTGATGAATTGCTGGCAGTATCTGCAGAGGATAATGACATCCCTGATGAGTTGGTGACTGCACTGGAAGGTGAACTTGATCTTGGTCAAATTCAAGTTGAGACACTTGATGGAGGTACTTTCTAATGCCAACCAGATTAAGAGATCTCTCAAATACTGATTTTGGCACTTTAAATGCACAAAAGAATAAAAATATAATGAGATATAATGCATCAACAGGAAAGTTTGATGTGATACAAATTGACAATACCTTGGGGTTAGCAACAACACCACCACAATCATTTGTTGATGTAGTAGAGAGCAAAATTGATACTGGCAATATACCCATTAGAGGTATTGATGGGGGAACTTTTTAGTATTCTAAATACTATTAAACATTAGAATTAGATAGATGGCATCTCCTGTAATTCAGTTTAAAAGAGGCGCCTTTGCAAATCTTCCTGGTCTTCAGGCAGGTGAACCAGCTCTCACAACAGATACCTTCGAACTTTACGTTGGTATAAACAGCACCACTGGTGGCAATAAGTTTTTTGGTTCTCATAGATATTGGACAAGAGAAGGATCTTCAACAGGAAGTGCTGTAAATCTTGTTGAGGGAACATCAAATGGTTCTTCCTATGTTGCTCTCAAATCACCAGATTCACTATCAGGAAATGTAACTTTTACACTTCCAGGTTCTGATGGAACTAATGGGCAAGTTCTTACAACCAACGGTTCAGGAACTCTGTCATTCAGCACTCTTTCATCAAGTTTAAGCCTTGCTGGTGACACTGGAACAGATACACTGACTGTTGGAAGTGATACTCTGACATTCACTGGTGGAACTGGAATTGATGCTACAGTTACTGATAATCAAGTTTCATATGGTCTTGATGCACAACTTGTTGATATTGCAGGTTTAACACCTTCTGATGGCGGAATCATCATTGGTGATGGTAGCAACTTTGTTGTAGAATCTGGTGCTACTGCCAGAGCATCTCTTGGAGTTGATGTTGCTGGAACTGATAACTCCACAGATGTAACTCTGGTTACTGCAACTGCTGACTATCTGAGTATTTCTGGTCAAGCAATCACTCTTGGTTTGATTGACCTTACTGCTGATGTTAGTGGTACTCTTCCACTTGCTAATGGTGGTATTGGTGCTACAACTGCTGCTGGTGCAAGAACAAACCTTGGACTTGCCATTGGTTCTGATGTTCAGGCATATGATGCAGAACTTGCTGCTCTTGCTTCTGTAACATCTGCTGCTAACAAACTTCCTTACTTCACTGGATCAGGAACTGCTGACGTTGCTGATTTAAGTGCTTTTGGTAGAAGTTTGATTGATGATGCTGATGCATCTGCTGCAAGAACAACTTTAGGTGTTGATGTTGCTGGTACAGACAACTCAACAGATGTAACCCTCGCAGGTTCTTATGATTATCTGACCCTTTCTGATCAGCAAATCACTCTGGGTCAGGTTGATCTTTCAACTGATGTAACTGGTACATTAACAACCACAACAGTTAATGTAACCAATGTAAAAGCAAATGATGGCACTTCTGCCATCCAAATCACAGACAGCACTGGTGCTGTTGAGATGTCTCAGAACTTGACTGTTCAGGGCAACCTGATTGTCAATGGTTCTACTACACAGGTCAATACAACTCAAACAACTATTGAAGACCAACTTCTGGAGTTGGGTATTGTTGATGGAAGTGCTCCATCTTCTGACTTGAATAAGGATCTTGGCATCCTGTTCAATTACTATACTTCTTCTGCTAAGAAAGCAGCAGTATACTGGGATGACAGTGCATCAAGAATTGTTCTTTCTGATGATGTTTCAGAAAGTTCTGGAGTCCTGACTGCTGCATCATATGCAGGTCTTGAGATTGGTTCTCTGTGGGTTAATGATTGTGCTGGTCCATCACAGGTAATTAATTGTTCTGGTTCAACCAGAACTCTGGAGAATATCACAGTTGATGGTGGAACATTCTGATTTCCACAATATACACTAAATAGAGGGGCTTATGCCCCTCTTTTTTATGAATGAACAAGATTTAAAATACTTAGTTGCTACTTATCAACAAAAGTCATTTGATTTATTTTCACAGACAGTTGCACAAGATGCAAAGATTAGGCAACTTACAGAAATGATTGAGCAATTAAGCAAACAATTGCAAGAGCAAACATCTCCTAAGAAGACCAGTTCATCTACCAAAAAGGACGAAGAGACATTCTAATAAATAGGTATTATGCCCAATATATATTGGGCTCTTACGGTATATACCAAAGATGAGGATGAATGGCAGATCCAAAGATTAAGTTTAAACGGTCTTCTGTAGCTGGTAAAAGACCGTCACTTGCAAATATAGATTTAGGTGAACTTGCTCTCAACACCTTTGATGGTAAGGTGTTTTTGAGAAGAGATACTTCTGGTGTTGGAATTGCTACCACAGTATCTTCTATCAATCCCTGGACTGAAAATTATGGTGGATCTGCTATTTCCTATGATGGAAATGTAAGCATTGTAGGAGTACTAACTGCCAGTGGTTTAACATACCCGACCAGTGATGGAAATGCTAATCAAGTTTTAGTCACTGATGGTGCTGGAAATTTAAGTTTTACCGATCAATCCTCATCTTCTGATAATGGTCCTGGTGTAACAACCACAAACTCAACAGCACAAGTTGCTATTGATAGTTTTTCAAAAACAACTTATCAATCTGCACTTTATAATGTCCAAACTTCAGTAGGATCTGACTATCAACTAACAACTATCAATATTATCCATGATGACACATCAGTGTATGTCAGTGAATATGGAACAATATCTACTGGTGCAGGAATAGCAACATTTAGTGCTGAAATTAGTGGATCAAATGTTCAACTCTTAGCATATCCACAATCCTCCAGCACAACAGTTTTTAAACTCAATAGAACTCTAATAGGAACTGGCGCTGCTGGCATCACATCTACAACAACAACTTCAACAACACAAACAGCAATTAGCAGTTTCAATAAAACAACATATAATGCTGCTATGTTTGAAGTTCAGGCAAGAAGAGGTTTGGCAGTTCATACAACTACAATACATCTTGTGCATAATGGAACAACTGTTTCTATCAATGAATTTGCTGGTCTAAAGACAGATGATTCACTGGGAACATATGATGCAGACATCAGCGGATCAAATGTAAGATTACTGGTAACACCACAATCAGCATCTACCACTACCTTTGATGTAATAAGAACTTTCTTCTCATAAATAAGAAAGATACTCTTTTTCTAATGCAAGAAGGTTGGAGTGAAAAATATAAAAAGTCCATCAATTGCAAGAATCCAAAAGGATTCAGTCAAAGAGCACACTGTCAAGGCAGAAAGAAAAAAGTGAACGAAGAAAAAAATGGTAACTGTAAAGCAGGAAGTTATTACTGCTATACAGACAAAAAGTGCAAACCAATTCCATCTGGATTCATGGTAGATCCAGAAGGTATGCTTCGTAAAGAAAATGGTGCCTCTATTGATGAAGACCTGAGAGATTGGTTTGGTAAATCCGAATCAAAAGGTGGCAAGAAAGGTTGGGTTCAACCAGATGGTTCTCCATGTGCCAATGAGCCTGAGGATAAGGAGAAGACACCTAAGTGTTTCTCATCCCAAAGACTTGCAAGTCTGAAGGCAATGGGCAAGAAAGGTGAAGCACTTATTCGTTCTGCAGTGAGAAGAAAGAGAGAAAAAGATAAGGGTCAGCAGGCAAAAAGTGGAGGTGCAAAACCAACAATGGTAAAGACATTTTCAAAACCAGAAGATTACAAGAAGCACCCCAGTGGTGACAATCATGAATCCTTTGACTTCAATGTCC